GTGATGCGCTTGTCGAGCGCGGCGATTAGTTGTGCCATGTCAAAGCGGATGGCGGCGCGGGCCTGCGCGGCGTCAGCCACCATGTCCATGCGGCTCTTTTCAATGGCGGCCATTGAGCGTTCACGGTCCAAAGTCATTGCGGCGCGGGCCAAGGCACTTTCTCGGTCAACCTTGGAAATCTGGTCGCTCAGATGCTCGCGAATCTGAGCCATGTCGATGGTTGTACCCTGCGGGGGAATGGCCTTGTTGTCGGCGTTGACGACAACCGCAACCTTCGACTTTAGTTGAATGATCTCGTTGTTGGCAGCAGAAAGCGAACTCATGAGGTAGACGACGCAAGAGAACAGGATCGGGATACCCGCGAAGGTGATCTTTTCAACCAGTGCGCCCTTGCTGGCGCTCGCAGCCATCTCAATGGCGAACTTTTCCTGCTTCTCTTCCGTTGTGCTCATTTGTCTGCCTTCCCATCAAGCTTGTCATAGATTCGCTGGAACATCACCTCGATGTGGTCCATGCGCTTGTCCATGTCGAACTTGCTGACGTAGGATTTGGGCAAGTCCGTCTCAATTGAATGAAGGTCTTTGCGCAATTCTTTCACCGCACCCCATATTTCGCGGGCGAACCAGCCGCCAGTGGCGATGGCGGCAACGCTGATCATGTTCATGACGTTCTGCGTGTCCATTATGCAGCCTCTTCAAGCTCAACTTTACCCATGTACCAATCCAAGTTGGCACGGAGACGACTGTCCCCCGGCTCCAGATCGACCGCAAGTTGTCCCTGCTGGACAGCTATGTCCTTCAATCCAAGGTTCCACGCGGCGACGGCGGCGAGGTCGTGGGCCTGATAGCCCCACACGGCGGGGTCGCAGGTGTAGACAGCCTCTCGGTTGGTGATGCGCAGCGCCCGCATGGCGTAGGCAAAGCACTCCTCCCAGCGGCTCTGGCGGTAGCACAGCAGCGCCAACTCGCACCAAGGCTCGCGGGTGTTGGGGGCCTCGCCAGCCGCCGAGTGAAAGGCCTGCTCGGCTTCGTGTGAGAGCCTTATCTCGCTGTAGCAGCGGCCCATGACCCTGTAGGCGTAGCACCGCTCGTTCATCCAAGTGGCGCGGGGCAGCTTTAGGTAGTTCTTGCAGGCGACAATCGACTCTTCCCACCGAGAGTGGAAGCTCAATTCGCGGGCATAGTAGAATGCGTTGCGCGGGCACTGCGGGTCTTCCTTTACGGAAAGCTCCAGAAGATCCATGTACTGCCCCCGGCTCTTGGTCGGGTCCGGCTTGTGGACGGCAAGGAGGAAGTCGGTCTGGGCCCAGACTTCCGTAATGCGTCCGTCAGGTACAGGATATTCGTGGCAGGGATGGTGCCAGTGGTATCCGTGCCGGGCGTGGATCTTCTCGTAGTAGAAGCTGATGCCGCATCCCCAGTCAAACATGTAGCGGAGGCGGGTGGTTTCTCCCTTGATCCAGACACGCTCAATCTCCTCGCGCCAGCCGGGCTGAAGAACCTCATCAATGTCTAGGCTGATGCAGACATCAATATCGCGAGGCACAAGAGCAAGAGCAGCGTTGCGCGCCAAATCAAACCGCCACGGGGTGATGCAAATGTGGTGAACAACCGCGCCATATAACTCCGCCTTTTCGGGCAACCCGTCTTCTGATCCCGTGTCGGCGATCATAATGAGGTCCGCGTCCTGCGCCGACTCGCAGAAACGCTGCGCAAAGTGCGCCTCGTTCTTGCTGATGGCGTAGACGCATATCTTCAACTTCTTCTCCATAGCGACCCCCTCGCTTTTGAGATTAGACAATTGTCCAATAACTGCCCGACGGAACAGTCACTGTGATGCCAGAATTGATAGCAACTGGCCCAGCCGACATGGCGTTGTAATTAGTCGTGACCGTGTAATTGACGGTAACTGTCTGCTGGTTTTCATAGAAAATGCGGTCAGGAGACCCGCCAGTGGGGTAAATTGAGCCGGTCGGGCCCGTTGCCCCCGTAGACCCGGTGGGCCCAGTCGGCCCCGTAGGCCCAGTTGGCCCCGCCACAGTGGAAGCAGCGCCCGTCGCTCCCGTAGGCCCCGTAGGGCCATTGAGTCCCTGCACCCCGGTTGGCCCAACTGCGCCGGTCGGGCCAGCGCCGGTCGCCCCCGTAGCCCCCGTAGGACCGATGTCACCGTTAACGCCCGTGGCCCCCGTAGGCCCGTTGCTGCCGGTGGGCCCGGTGGGGCCATTTGGACCCGTGGGGCCAGCCACTGTTGACACAGGCCCCGTGGGGCCGGTTGAGCCGTTGCTGCCCGTAGGCCCGGTCGGGCCAGACGGGCCAGTCGCGCCAACTACGCCAAACCCCGTGGGCCCAGTCGGGCCGCCAATTCCCGTGGGGCCTGTTGGCCCTGTTATTCCAACGGGGCCTGTGGGGCCCACAACAGCGGCAGCTAAATTGGCAATGGCTTGCGACGTTGTCCGTTTGGATTCGCCAGCCTGAACGATCTCAACTTGCTCTGTCCCGTTCAAGGAAACAGCCGCGCCAAGGTTGGGGATCTGAATATTACTTGCGTAACGAGGCATCAGAGCGGTCCTGTCTTGGGCACTTCAGTGAAGCCGTATGGCAGGCTGGGATTGTTTATAACATACCCGCCGGACGTGTAGGCGCCCGAGAACGCCGAACCCTGAAGGTCAATTTGGGTCGTATTCATCACCGTTATGCGCCAATTTCCATTGGCAGAAGACACGCCGCTCACGTCCTGAACGGTCACATTTTGCCCTGTAATCATGCCATTGGTTGTCGCAATTGTCAGGCGAATGAGGCCGATGCCGTTGTTGGCGGCGCCCGTCACCGTGCGGTAGGTGACCGCATTGGGGTCCGTGCCCGGCAACTGGTTCGTGCCGTAGGGGGCCTCGCCAGTCTGCTGCGTGACGCGGGTCTGGTCCGGCACGTCGGTGTCGATGGTGGTGACGCGAATGTCGCCGCGCTGGACCGGGATACCCGTCTGCGGGTTGGTGGTATTGTTGCCGGACACCTGACGCCGGTCGATCTCGTCCCAAGCGTAGGGCTCGACGCGGGGATTGATGATCGGCACGGGATCAGCGGGGATGATGATGGCGCGGAGCTGCTGCTGCGGCTCGTCGTAGCAGGTGGAGCAGACCAGAATGCGCTTGTTGATCAGGGACGCGCCAGCCCAGTCGTACTGCCACTTCAGGTCAACGTGATTGTACCGAAAGGCGCAGCGGTCGCAGATCGCATGGGCCTGCGGGTTGGTGGAGCTAGTTCTGGCCCGGCCCGATCTTGATGCGTAGCCCATTCACGCCCCCTTACCTGAAGTAGCCAGAGATCATGGGGGAAATGTATTGCTGCGCGGTCTCAACATTCTGATCAGCCGCGATCTGGTAGGACTCGTCCGCCATGGGCTTGATCATCGCCACCGCCTGCGGGTTCCAGATCTGCGCGAGGCGCAGGGCGAGGCCGTAGGCGAACGCCTCAAGCCACAGGTAGGGGATTTCGACCGTCTGCCCGTTTTGGAGCGCCGAGTCCTGCACCTGCCTGACACGATAGTATTTTAGGCTCTGGGGGCCGTTGTCGGTGTTCGGCACAGGCCACAGCGTCACGGACGGCCCGGCAGACCCGGTCGAGCGGGACGAGCTAATCAGGCGGTCAAACCAGAAGACAGTCGGGAAGCCCTGCTGCTCCTTGTTGGGGTAGCTGGCGTATTCCGTGCGGCTCACCGGCAGGATGATGCGGTCGATGTTGGCGCCGGAGTCGTCGTTCTGGACGTAGGCGTCCAAGATCGCGACCGTGTTTCCATCGACGGCGTAGGTGGCCTGATCGGTGACGAGGGGCGTCGTGACAAGGTCAACGGCCCAGAGGTTGACGCCCATGTTCGACCAGCGCGCGCAGAGCATGTTGGACGCCATGCGGGCGGCCTCCATGTGCTCCTGAAGCACGGCTGTATTCCTGATGCCGACGAGGTTGTACGCGTAGAGCGTAAGCTCGCCTAAGCCGGGATTGAACGCATAGGTGTCGCTCGTCGCCATGGTGGCTCCTTAGACCGGGCCAGCCTGAACGATGCTTGCCGTGACCGCGCCGGTGCCGCTGGTGATATTGATGCAGATGGCGCGGCAGGGAATGATGACGGCGCCGCCCGTCGAAGCCGTCAGGGCGCTGAAGCCCGTGGCGACGTACCATGTGGCCCCGGCGACGGTGTACCCGTCGGCGTTGGGGTCATCAAGCGAGTACTCAATGTTGAATGTGGGCGACCCGGACGTGACCTTGGCGCCAACGCCAATGTTGAACGGCGTCTGGAAGTCATCGACGACGCGGGCGGCGCTGCGGATTTGCGAACCTGTGGCGGTCGCGCTGATGCTACCGAGTTGCATGTTATTTCCCCTTGCTGCGGGCTGCCGCTGCGTTGTCGATCAAGTTAGGCCAAGGACGGCCAGCGGCACGGGCATGGGCCTTGGCGGACTGAAGCTTCTTTTTGCTCAGATGCTTTTCCTCGGCATCCTTGGGTGCTTTCTTTTCCCAAAAAGGCTTGTCCATCTCAGCAATCCCACTTCCTCAGTGACTTGTTGATGCGGCTGTCAGGATCTGCGGCCTTCGCGGACCCGGTCAGCTTGCGCTTCATTCCGGTCATCCTAGCACAGAAGCTGTCCTTGCGCGACCCGCCCTCGGGCTGGGGACGCTTGATGTCTTTGCCCTGCGCCCTGAGAGACGCACGGCCCTTTTCGTTGAGCCCACCGGACTCAGATTTGCCTTCCTTGCGGGTCCAAGCAGCAGTCATAGCAGTCTCCATGCGAATGCGGGGGCACGAATGCCCCCGCCGTAAACCACCAAATCGGGGGAGGACGACTTAGTAGTTCGCACCTTTGCCGCGAGGCGTACCGCCAGCGGCAGAAGACATGACGCTGCCGCCGCTCTTGCGGGGCTTGCGACCGGCGTGGGCCTCGGACATGACGCCCTCGGCCTTCATGCCGACCTTGCCGCCCTTTTTGAATCCGCCCGTGGGCTTCATCATTTCAGAGGCCACAGTGCTGTTGCCGCCAGCGTAGGCGGTGTGAGACTTGGCTTCGCGAGTTCCAGACTTACCCTTCATGACGATCTCCTGTGACTTAGGCGTTGGCTGCCTGAATGTAGCGGATGACGAGAGTGCCTGTACCGGCGGTAGCACTCAACGCGCCGGACAGAACGTAGATGATGTCATCCGTAGTCCCGGTATTGAGCCAAGCACCAGTGCGGGTAGCATCTGTGCCGGGACTAAGCGAAAGTTTGCCAATAGCATTGGCATTCGTCGCCGCAACCAGTTCAGTGGCCGTGGCGGAAGTGCCGACGCTGATGGTGTATGTCGTCGTCGCGCTCGTCCAAGCAGCCGTAACGAACAGGTCAATCGAGGTGATCAAGCTGTTGGCGGGGATTACAATGGTCGTCGCCGCAGCGGTAGCCGACTGCGTAACGGTAGCAAACTGCGCCATCTCGACGAAGCCGACATTCTTGACCGTACCGGCAGTGGTGCCGGTCGTGTTCAGAACGTCGCCAGCCTTGATGGGGCCGGTGAATGTAGTAGTACCCATGGGGTCCTCCTGCACGATGAGATCACGAAGTCTGTGCAGCGTCCGCTAGGCCGGTCTGCGTGATCGGGTTGCCTAGATGGTAGTCCAGATATTGAGCGGCTAACCGGAGAACTTTTGGGTCATCCTTCAACTTCCCAATTCCTGTATTGCAATCAGAACACAAAAGCCCTCGAATTGCACCACTTTTGTGGTCATGATCGACGGCCAATGCTCTGAGCCTTCCCTTCCGTAGTTGCGTTTCTGGCTGTTCGCAGATAGCGCATTTACCTTGTTGGGCATCAAGCATTTTATTGTATTCAGTAAGAGAAAGATCAAAGCTTCGGCGCAAGGCGCGGGCCTTTTGCTGAACTGGCGTTAAGATCCTATAAGCCTTGTGATAGGCCAACCGGCCTTTCTTTGTCTTATGGTCATATTCACCAGCAAGGCCGTTGAAGAGAGTTAGATTTTCAAAACGGCAATCACTTTTATCGCCGTTCTTGTATCTGACTCGCCGCTCCGGCCATTCCCCAGTCATATAAAACCAAGCCAGCCTTGACTCCGTGACTTCTTCGCCACTGATGCGAATGTAGCGATAACCACCGCCAACACTTTTTCCACCAGCAACAACTCCCGCCTTCAGATTCTTGGCCGGACTGATCTTCCACACAAACACTCCGGTAGCAGGATTGTAGTCCAATGCGGCCCGAACTTGATCGTGAGTTAGATTAGGAATTCTAGCTTTACCCTTCATTTTCATCTCCCGGTGTTAGCTTTAGAAGCTTATACCGGGAGATGACTTTTTGCAAGCTATACGATTCAATTTTAGAAAATACCCCGGAAATCCCTTAGGTTGGGAAGGCTCCAAAGATACTCCTAAAATTATAATAGCCGAAACTGTAGCGCTCGTAACCTTTGACAAGCAAATTGTCTGTAGTGAAGTCAACTTGCATGTCTGTTTCAAACTTAATGCGCTCCATATAGGAGAGCCCATCAATGTTCGTAAGCAGGAACCACGCGCGGGCAGAGGTCAGGTAGTCATTGACCATGTAGCCCTCGGGGAGGCCGCCTGCCGTGGACATGATCGCGTTCACGTCATTGTCCGCAGTGCCGGGGCGCAGTTCGGTCTTCGTCAGGCGGATCGCCACCGGCTCAAGAGCGGGCGGGATAACCAGACGACGACCGCGAGCAAACACCTTCAGACCGGCCTGATCACGGAAGTTGGTCCTGATGGCGATCATGCCAGCAAGCAGCGTACTCTCGTTCAGGTCGTTGGTGGTGTAGTTCGAGATCGTGCCACCGTCGATGGGGTGGTCAGACGCCACGAGGGCCTTGCCGTCGCCGCCAATGGACCCATTGTAGGTCGTCGCGGTGTTCAGCACGTTGGCGCCGTAGATTTCCTTGGTCTGCGCAAAGGACTGCGTCAGGCCGAGGTTCGACGGGGCAAACTGGCTCTTGTAGAGGTTGTCGTCAATGGCCTTGCGAGTGATCGCGTAGCCGAGGCCGATCTCGGTGTGCTCCTGATTGTACACGAAGCGTTCGCCAGCGCCGTTGTCGAACGCGGTCTGGCCGCCCTCGGTCTTGAGCTGGGCGTAGCCAAGGAAGCGCATCTCAGCGGTGCGCTCCAGAGCCATCTTCGAGTCGTGCTTGGTGAAGATCTTGTCGTACTGCGACGGGATCTGCTCGTACTGACCTTCAACGCCCCGGAGGCCGGGGAGGAGAAGATCTTTAATCGCTGAAAGATTGACAGCCATTGATCCTACTCCTTGTTAGACGCCCGGAAGGGCCTTGGTCTGGACGAAGTTAAACGCCACGACAGCCTTCTGGTAAGCACCAGACTCCGTGCCGTTCACGCCGGGCGGGTCAGTAATGAGAGACACGACCTTGAACGGGAACGTGGTGTCAGTCGTGCCGAGGGTGGCAAGAAAGGCGCCCGAGATGCCGTTGGAGGTGTTGCCCGTGCCGATGTTGAACCCGACAGCGGAGTTCACATAGGACTGGCTGACGCTGACGTTGCCGAACTGGGCGACGAACTTCGCGTTGGGGTCGTTGATGATGTAGCCGGTGACCACATTGCCGGAGGCGACATCGGAGCCGGGCCAATAGTTCGACCAGACGGTGCGCTTCTGCGACACCGACAGGTACTGGCAGCCGACGAAGATGCCCGCAATCTGGGTGTTGGCGGAGGCGCCAGTCGTGACGCCCACAACGACGTAGCCGTTGGCGTCGGGGTTTACGGGGTCACCAAAGAAGATGGCCGAAGCATTATAGGCGATCTGGACCGCGACCTGCTCATAGGTCGGGGCGGAACCAGTGCCACTGTATTGCTGAAAACCGTTATAGGCGGCAGTGTTCGCCATGACGGGTTCTCCTTTTTACGGGAAAGCTCGTCATCTCGCACCGGGGAGACTCGGAAGCCGGGGGTAGCGAACCTCCCGCGCCGGGGGGAGGAAAGAACAGCAGGTGTTCCTGACGTTGCAGTATATATAAGATTGCAACAAAAGAAAAGGGGGCCGGTTAGGGCCCCCTAATCAATGCCTAGAGATCCTCGGGGATCGGCATGTCAAAGGTCTTCTTGATGCTGGGCGCCACGCGGTCCATCGTGCCGTCAGGCGTACCTGAGAGCTGCGACTCCTTGATGCGTACCTGCTCGCGGGCGCGGCGATACTCAATGCGGCGCACCTCGTCAGAAATCTCCTTCGGGCGCTCCATAAGGATCATGCCCTTGCGCTCAATGCTGCCCTTCTCCCAATTGGAGGGCATCCAAGTCGGGTGGCGGCTGGCGGGCACGGGCTCCCAGCCCTCTCGGGCAAGTTGCACGGTGTAGGCCGGATCTTCCTGATTCCAGATCGTGTGGCGCTTCCACTCGTAGACCCAGCCCTCTGGAACCATGCCCTTGGGGATGTAGAACTCATCCGTTCCCTCGTCCATGCCGCCATTGTCGTCACGGATCTGGGCGGCGCGCGCTGCGGCGCGGGCGCGGGGGTCGTCTTCACGCAGTTCTGGCCTCATGGCTGGGCGCTCCGGGGTTGCTGACATGGCCGACTTCTCGGCGATTACACGTTGAAATTTGGCATTCATTGCATCCGTCCCTCTTTCTTGAGGAGCATCTTGTTGCGGGCATATTCCTTCTCGGTCATGCCCAAGTCGCGAGCCGTCTCAATCTCGTCCCGGGTGAGGCGGACCTCGTTGGGGCGGGAGCCAGTCCCGCCGCCGCCGCGAGAGACGGGGGCTGCGGGGGGCGCCGAGCGGCGCTGTGTGACCTTGGCGGCGCCCGAGGTGGGGTCGTCGTCATAGTCAGTGTTGACGCGCTTGCTAATCTTCAGCGTGTCCTCGATCTGGCCGAAGTAGTCATCGCTGTCGGGCGTGTACCCGTCAGCCACGGCGATGTTATGGGCCGCCACCATCTTCTGGTACATGCGCGGGTCCGTCACGCACTGCGGATTGCGCCGCACCCAGTCCGCCGAGCGGGGGGAAAGCTGAGACGCCAGCTCCTCCACGGGGTCGGAGTGGCGCGGGGGCTCGGGGGCCACGATCTTAGGAGCGTTTTCCATGTGGGAACGGCCCCGCTCCAGCTCCATGAGCTTGGCGGAGTTCATGCCCATCGTCTCTTGAAGCTCTGCGGCCTTAGTGTAGTCGCCGACAGACATGGCCTCGGAGTAATTGTACTTGAGGATGTCGTTGTTGCGCTTCACCGTGTCGATGGCGTTCTTGACAAGCTGCAAGTTGGTGTCCTGCACCTCGTTTTTGGCTTCGGCAGCCGAGCTATAGGCCGCCCGGGCCTGCTTTTCGGCCTCAATACGGGCCGCGCGCTCCTGTTCAAGCTTCATTTTAAGCTCTTGAATGCCCTCTTGGGGTTCAATCTGCTCTTTTGAAGCGTTTTTAGGCGGATTTTCGACTTCTACGACCTCAATCTCGTCGTTCGCGTCGTCTTCGACCTTGTTTTCAGTGTCTGACATGAAATTTCTCCTCAATAGACTTCATCGGGATGGGGAACGCGACCTTGAAAGCTCGCGTCGTCAAACATGCGGCACAAGACGCCGTGGACGGTGAGGTTCCACCCGTCACTGGGGCGAAAGACCAGCCAATCGCCGACATTAATGTCGAGGCCGTCAAACCACTTGCCGTCGCTTTCGACAAAGGCGCTCGGACCCTTTCGAACTACCAACCCAACTTTGGACTGATAGCGGTCTTCGTCGCGGGTCTTGTCGGTGAGGTAGAAGCCGCCCTTGGTCTTCTCGGGGCGGATGTATACCGCAACAAGCACGCGAGTATTAAACACCTCAAATTTGCTGAGATCGCCGAGTTCGGCGAGCAGCTTCTCCTTCGGATCAACTTCGTGGCTCATGGCGATGTTGTGGTGTGCAGATACGTTGGACATTTAAACCCCCTCTTCTACTGGCCGCGCTCCTCGCGGTTACAGACCGTCGCCGCCTCGTCGCACATATCAAGAGCCATGCGCAGACCGGCGATTATTCCTACTTGGTGTTTGTAAGTTGGGAAATCAATCGTTGCCAAGCCTGTGGACAGGTTGTCTTTCCGATCTTCCACGGCTGATGCGATTAATTTCTTCAGTTCGCGCTCGAAGAGCGTGTTGAGCGTAAGCATAGACCCCTCTTTGCTCCCCCTCGATGTAAGTGGGACGGCTGGTAGAGGGGGTCAAACCAGCCGTCCCGTTACCCGCAGGCAGTACCGATCTGCCTGCGAATTGTTTACGCCTTGCGCTTCTGGATCTCGGTCTTCTCAAGGCGACCGAGGCCCGAACCGGCGCCCGCGTCCATGTCTTTGTAGGACTTGTAGACCTTGCCACCGGCCTTGCGGGCCATCGGGGGCATGCCGCCCCCCATGGGGGCAGGCGCGGGCATGGGCATTGGCATCGGGGCCGCAGCGCCAGCGGGGGGCATGCCCATGGGAACGGGGATGCCGCCAGCGGGGCGGGGAGGCAGGCCGGGGGGCATGGGAGGCATGCCGCTATTCATCTGATCGTCAGGCTTGGCGCCGGGGTTGATCACGATGTTGATGTTGGTCTTGCCCTTGCCGCCCTTCTTGGGCTTGTCGCCCAGAGCGCCGCCGCCAAACTTGGCGGTGCGGGCTTCGGGCTTCACCATCTTCTTGATGAGCGCCTTGTCCTCGGCAACGTCCTCGTGCTTGGCCATGCCGCCATGGGCTTTTCCAACGGGACGATGGCTATAACGAGATCCACCGTATTCGTTGTCGCGCCGATCAACAGCGCGGGAGGCCCTTTTCAAAGAACCGTAGGTGCCAACGACATCACCGTTCTGGCGGTCGTAGACCTCAAACATTTCTTTTTCAGGCGACATGGTAGGAAGTGGAACACCTTGCTCAGCCTTCATTCCACCTTCAGCATAACGCGCTCTTGCAGCGCCGCCCTTCTTGTAGGGCGAGCCGGGGGCGCCAACGCCAAAGTTCATGGCGTTCTTCTGGACGATGCCCATTCGGCTGTCAGGGCCCATCGCCGCGACCGGAGCGGTGGCGCCGTAGGGGGCAAGTCCGCCATCGGCGTAGTTCTTGGACTTGCCGCGAGTGGGCTTGGACGCCGCGTCCTGCTTCTTCTCAAGGGCAACTTGCTCGGAGGTGCTCATGCCCTTCTTGCCAGCAGGCATCTCCATGGGGCCATAGTTGACGTTGCCGCCAGCCTTGCGGGCGGTGCGACCGCCAGCCTTGCGGGTCATCTCCGTCAGCTTGTCCTTCTCCTCCTTGGAGGGGCCTTCGTTCGCCGGGGGCTTGTAGCTGGGGTCCGTCTTGGGCGAGTAGTCCGGGCTGGGGTTCGGGTTCTTGACCCGGTCCATCATCCCGCCGCCAGCCTTCTTGGCCTTGCCGCCCTTCTTCATGCCCATGGTCGGCCCGAGCACGTTCTTGATGTAGGCTGCGGGGTTGATGGAGTTCTTGAGGCCGTCAGTGGGTGAGCCGCCCATGGCCTTGCCAGTGCGGCCGCCCTTCTTCATGCCGCCGATGTGCTTCTTGCCCTCGCGGTCCTCGTTCGCTTCCTTCTGGTCGCGGTTGATGAGGCTGTCGGCAGTGATGGCGCGGCCACCGGACTTGCGGGGCTTGCGGCCCGCGTGGGTCTCCATCTTCTCGCCAGCGATCTTGCCGCCGCGCTTGAAGCCCTGCTTGGAGATCGGGCGCATGCCAGTCTTCACGTCAGCGTTCAGCATCGGCGCGGGGGTGAAGTCCGAACTGTCCACCTTCTGGTCCTTCTCGCCCGCCATGCGCTTGGCCTTGCCCCGCATGGCCTCGCGGGCCTTTTTTGCCATCTCATACATGCTTTTTCTCCTTGGAGGTTACGGGCGTCCCCGTTGCTGCCTGAATGGATAGCTTGGGCAACATCAAGCTTGCCGGGATACTAACATAAGGGCGCGATCCACGACAGAGGCGCTTGTTTTCCCGCCTTTGGAGAACTTGGGGGCCAATTTTATGTCAGGGTTTGCTTGTGCTTGCTCACTGAACCATTTTTGAATTGCTTCTACATTTGGCTTTTCAAAATCCCGCGAAGCTACAATGTCACCAGTAGTTGGGTGAGATAGCTCAACAAGCATCGGTTCGCCGCGATATTTAGTATTGTGCGATGAAACAATGGTTTTAATTTGTTTATCTGTTGGGATTGTTGCAACCTCAAACCCAATGCCGGGTTTGTTTCTAATTGCACTTGCATCAGCCATGAACTTGGTCATGGCTTCATGACCTTCCATGCCTTCAGGACCCGTCATCATGTGAACGACATCGCGGTGGTCTACAGCACGATCATTGGCAAGATAATCCTGCTTCCCTTGCGGGGCGTAAAACTTATCACCAACACGATTGTACCCAGCTTGACTCCGTCCTGAAAAATCCAGCATCTTGCCATTTGGCAAAACATAACCAGCCTCTGCGATGTTATGCGTAGTGCCGTAAGTCTGTATGGCCTTGTTAGCCAACTCTTGCGCAGCCCCTATTGATTTGGAACTTCCCCCAATAGGCGGGTTTAGGATGTGCTCGACATCAGGAACATCTTGCGTTTCCCAAGGATGTGTTGCTTTCAGCTCTTCAGGCGTCATGTTCATGCGGCGTGGAACATTTCTTGCTTCCACTTCACCCGCCGTGTTGTGGTACAGTTTGCTCCGCGCAGGCTCGAACCATTGCACCTTCTCCCGCATTGGAAGATCATTCCACGGGATGCTTTTGTCGGGTTCTGTGTATCCAAAATCTTTCAACAATTGAACGAGATCAGGATCAGTTTCAGGTACAGCGGGCCTCTCATAAAGTTTTTTAGCCATAGGCTCAACTTGAGAACGTTTCCAACCAAAATCTGGGTTGGAGCCGGGGGTAAAACCTTCTAATTCTTGAATATAATGTTGAAGCTCGTGCAAAATTGTCTGGCTTTTGTTTGGTCCAGACAAGTCAATTCTTCCATTTCCATAGCTTCCTTCAGAAGGACCAGACAAAGATCTTTCTTCACGAAGCTTTATGTCAGATGCGTTTGGATATGCCTTGTAGAGGTCGTCATGAACAAACTGACGACCAACAGTATTTGGTCCTTGAGCCATAAGTTCGGCATGCGAACTGACGGGAGGAAGGGCGCGATAGAATGATTTTTGATCGGGTATTTCAAATCTCCAATGACCATCAGATCCTTGGAACCAACCTGTTTTCCCAATTATTTCGCTGCGGTCGGCTCCTGCTTTTGCCATTCTTTCTGCAATCGCAAGTTTGCCAAGATCAGCGGTTTTTGCCAACCGTCCAGCAAAAAGAGCCTGCGCCTCCCCCGGCTCCATCCCTGCGGCGCCCATGAGCGCGCCCGCGCCGTACTTGGCGACCTTACCGGGGACACCAAGCAGCGACATCGCCATGCCGGGCAGGCTCTTGTCCATCGCGCTTTCGGTGAAGTCGGAGGCGGCGGCAGGGAGGGCCGTAATGGGGTTCATGTAGAGCGGCAGCGTCTTGGCGCCGTAGGCGGTGTTCGCCAGCGTAGACATGCCGGGGGCAACGTCGAAGGGCGCGCGGCCAAGTTCCATGCCTTTGGCGTAGCCACTGTCGAGCGTGACGGGCAGCGTCGGCTTGGCCCCGAGGTGCGTCATTGATTGGATCTCGGGGCTTTGTTGGGCAACTTGCGCCGCCATTTCCTTGTAGGCCCTGACGCGGTCTGCATCGGTCTCGGCGGGCGGCTCAACTGCCTTTGGCCTGTTGTCGCGATAGATCGTCAGTGGGCGCGGCTCAAACGTGAAGAACGGCGCCTGCCCCACCGCCTCGCCATCAGCGTGATGCTCGCGCACGACGCGCAGGGCGTCGTCAACAGGCGCTTCTGCCGCAGCGTCGTCAGGCATGGTCGCAGCACCAGCCGCACCGGCGCCAGTGCCCGCCAGCATGTTGCGGATCGTGATCATGTCGTAAACGGGATGCTCATCGCCCGTCTTCTTGTTCACAATCGTTCCGACTTGCTCGCCCGGATAGACGTTACCCTGCGTCGTCGGCTTGAGGCGAGGCTCGCTAGTCTCTTTCGGGTATCGAGCGAGATCGACCCCCTTGGGATAGTCGGCACCCAGCGAGTAATAATGCTTGTTGCGGTTCTCGGTGCTGACGATCATCGGGACGTTTTCATAGCCCTCTGGGGCATTTTTCCAGTCCCAACCGGCGCTTCTCCTGAACAGGTTTGTCATAGTCTTGGTGCTGCCCTTGCCGGGCGATCCAGTCACGTCAACCTGTTCTGGGTCCGTCATAAATACCGGTTTGCCCTCTGGCGTAACGCCAAGGACAGCACGGGCGGGCTTCTGGCCGGTAACGGCCTCACCTGTGGCGGCATTGATGTATTCGCCGCCCGGAGGCCGGGCGTCCGCAGGGAACATACGCTGGGGCTTGGGGAACACCTTGTTGCCGCCACGAAGCGCCGCAAGCGCCTTGGCAACAACGTCGCCGCCGCCAGCATACCCCTCAACCTCGCCGCCCTCGGCGCGCTCAAGCTTGTGGAAGCGCGTCTCTCCAATGTCCACACCGCCGGTGCGGCCCCATGACGGAGCCTCGCGGCCAAGTGCAAACTGAGCCTTCGGCCCCCAGAAGTGCGTGGCCCCACCAGTAATGTCTTCACCCGCCATCGCCGCCTCAAGGGCGTCCCGAGCGTCGGAATACCGCTGGCTCTTGGGCGAGATATTCATGGGGTAGTTCTTGCCCGCCGGGTTCATCCAAGGCTCAAACTGTCGCTTGGCGAACAGAACGGCCTCGGGGCTTGCGCCATACTTGCCCGAGTTGATCCGGTTGAGGATGACGCTGGCGATGGCCCGCGTCTCCTCCGGCGACTTGCCACTGGTCTCCGCCGCGATGGTGCGGATGACGTAGTCGGCCTGTTGCTTGGTCAGCGCCGTGCCGTGGGGCTCCTCGGGGATGCGGGCCGTCAGCTTGCCCGTCGCCTGATCAATCGCGTCAACGGCTGGCGCAGGGGCTGGCGTGGCAGTGTAAGCAAGAGGTCGAACCGCCGGGCGCTCCTCCCTCGGCATACCCTGATTGACCATGGGCGGACCTTCGGCGCGAATCAGGCGCAGGGCCGCATCAACTGGAATATTGTCGCGTTGGGCGAGGTTGTGAGCCTGAAGGATCTCGCCAGCCCTGTCCAACTCGGGGCCGGAGTAGACGCCAGCATTGTGCAGCTTCTCAACGGCGGCGAGGGCGTCTGCGGCGTTGGGGATCTCAGTCTGCGGGGCTACGTTTTGCGCCAGCGAGACGGCATTGTTGATGGCGGCCTGCGGGGTGGGGAGCGCGAACGCTGCGTCGGGGAGCGTATATTTTTGCGGGCTGCTTGTTGGAACTTCCGGCTGTGCATCCGCCCAATTTGTCTTGCCATCAACCAAGACTTGCCCAAAGCCGGGGCTTTCCCGAAAATGTGGGAGCATCTGCGTCGTCACTTGCTGCCCAGACACGGCCTGCCCAAAGTCATAGGGGCCAATGGTCCGCTCAAGAACGGGTGGGAAATCGTGCGGCTCTACCGTGTCGCCGGGGAGCGTCTCAATGCGGCGGATCGCAGGCGCCGGTGCTGGAGCGGGCGCAGCGATCTGCTGGCGCGGCGCAACCTCCGGCGCAGGGCGACGAAGCGGCAGCGGCATATCGCGGGCAGGTTCAGACGCCTGAACCTCACGCGCCAAACGCAGGGCCTTGTCGGCCTTGAAGAAGTCAGACGCCACCTCGGGATCGCCCCAGTTCGTCGGAGACGCCACCTCGCCAGTGGACAGGTAGTCGGGGCCGGAGAACAGGTCGGACAGGAAGCCGCCGCCTGCCAAGTGGTGGCGGACGGCGTGGAGGGCGGCGTCAACTTCGCCGCCATCAGCGAAGTTGAATTTGGCTCCGCCACGAACGTGGGTCTCGCGGTCGCCGGTCCTGTGTCCGGCTCCGGCATAAAGCTGGCCCACCAATTCCTTGCGAGAAGGTTGGCGCTCCCGATCCCTGCGCGACGGCGGGACCATTGGTTGTTCCTCGCGGGAGGACGGGAGCCTGAATTGTGGGGCATCAGGGTTGCGCCCAGTCGTCAGGGGAAGCGAGTAGGACACGTCATAAGATGGCGCCCCGTGCGCACCGGAACGGCTGGCCGTGGCATTAATGCTTCCCTTGTCTAAGGCCTTGGAAAGTGAAATCGCGTTCTCCGCATCCCATGGGCTGCCAATTTCATTGCTGCGGCGGTAGGACGCGCTCAGGCCCTCGGGCAAGCGCGCGGTCATCATGGCGTTATAGCCGGGCGTTGAACCGTTCTGGCCGGACATATCGAGCATACCGCTCATTGGCCCAGCATTAGCCATGACGCCAAATTGGCCGACGCCCCCGGAAGGATCAAAATCCATCGGGTTCGACATACCGGGCTCCAGCGGACGCGGCATGTTAAAGAATAAAGGCAACTGCTCTTGTGTTAGCTGGCCTGATTGAGGCCTAACATTCTCTGGTGTGTAGGCGGGTTGGCTAGGATACGCCTCACTGAGACGGGCCATGAGGGCTTCGTAGGCAGCGTCATCAGCTTTAGTGCGACCACCTTCAGCCATAGTCTCAGGCTGCACCATCTTTGGCGGCGCCAAAGCCAACTGCTGCGCATTTGGAGCGGAGTTGAACTGCGCAAGGTTGAAGTTGTTTGCTGGCATCATTGAGGCGGGCGGGGTGGCCGCAACGATAGGCGCAATCGCGGCCTCCGCAACAGGCCTTGCCGCAGCCAGATAAGGCTGCATGGGAGCGGCTGGAACAGAAGCATTTGACACAAGCTGCTTCATATAATTGTTGTAGGAACCGCTTGAAAACGGGTCTGGAAACATCTTTTGAACTATCTGCCCAGCAAGGCCAAGCTGGGGAAGGCGATAGTTCATGTCATAATATTCAGGCCTTGAGAAGTCGTCTGAATATGTGGCGCCGCTGTCATATGAGATTTTGGCCATCTCACTGCTCCGTCGTCAGGGGCTGCTCGTTGCTCTCAAGGCGCTGGATCATGCCGGGGTCCAGCAGGCTCTGCACCGCCTGCTCCGCGCCGGGCACGGTCGCGATGGTCTCGGCCAGCTTGACGGCGGCCAGACGCTCGCGGCTCTCGCGGTCGCGCTTGCGGTTGATCGCGTCCATCATCGAGTCCTTTTGATCCATCTGCATTTCCTGCTGACGGGCCTGCAATTCGGCGATCTTGATCTGGTCCTCAATGGTGGGGCCCTGCGGCTGCCCGCCAGCCATGGCGCCAGCCTCCTGCATCTTGGCCGCGACTTCCTGCTGCTTGACGCCGACCATGGCGGTCTTGGCGTCGGCCTCCTGCTTCTTGATCTGCACCATGGCCTGAGCGTACTGGACCTCCGGCGGGGGCTTGTTCTGGAGCGACGAGGGCGGCACCATGAACTGCTGGGGATTGCTCCAGCCCATCGCCTGCAAGGCGGCCGTGTCGATGGCGATAGGATCGTAGAGACTGGGGTTGCCCTGCTGGAGCTGCTTCAGGCCCATGATCTTCATCATGCGCTGAGAGTGCGAAGCCGTGTTCGGGTCGGCCTGCGGGACCAGATTGCAGTTGTCGAGCGCCGACAGGAACGTCGCCTCGTCCCACGGGTAGGCGGGCTTCTTGTTGCGCTGCCAGAAGCTCTCGGGGTTCTCGTGGAAGCAGCGGGCGAGGAGTTGGAACTCCTGCGCCTGCGCGCTGTGCATCCGCTTGTGGACGGCGTTCATAACCTTGGTGGCCTGATCAATCATGGCCAGCGTCGTGCCCACGGGCGCGTCGGCGCGGCCCTCGCCCACCTGCATCTCGCTCGTGCCGCCAACTCTCATCCCGGTTTCGGCCATATTGGAGACGAGGCTCATCAGCGAGGGGGCGGCGCCGTTGTTGTAGGGCAGGGGCATGATGGCCTGATTGATCGGCATGCCGCCGGTCTTCACCAAAGCCCCGCCGCCCGGCGGGACGCGGAAGATGTTGGTGTTCTGCCGAGCGCCATTGTCCGCCATGAGGAAGCCGGGGAAGTTGGCGTACATGCCCGAGTCGAGCAGCTCGCGCCAAGCCGCCGTGATGGCGTTGGTCGTGTTGCCGAGGATGTGGAGCAGGCCGATGTCGTAGAAGCCGAGGCCGGGGACGAAGGTGTACTTGATGAAGTTGGTGCGCGCCTCGGGGAGCGCCGCCTCGTCCTCGTCGTAGTTGCGGACGATGGACAGGACTTCGCGGGAGGACAGGTCGATGGTCACCCGGTAGGGGATCTCAAGGCCGGACTCTTTCCCCTTGTACTTGTGCTCGAAGCCGGGGATGTCCAACTCGCAGTAGACCTCGTAGATCTCGCGGTCGCGGTCCTCGGGCCGGAAGGAGCCCGCCGAGATGCCCTGCTGGGCCCGCTCCTCGCGTTGCGCCGCGTCGAGGTCGGGGTCCTTGGCCATCGGCAAGTCGACGTCGCGGTAGACGCCGAGGATCTGGAGGCGCCGGACGGTGCTTGAGCGCATCATTGAGCGGTGCGTGATCCGCTTGGCGTTGCGCAGGTCGGTCGCTGAATTGTTCACGATGAGGTCGTCGGCGTCCACGCTCTCGGACACCGGACGCCCGCGCAGGGGGCAGAAGTAGACCTTCTTGAAGGACGTGCCGCCAAAGCCCAGCATCAACAGCATGCGGTCGGTGTCGGGGTAATACTCGGACGCCGTGGCCGTCAGGTAGTGGTTCAGGTCGCGCTCAAGCGAGTTGGCGAGCGTGTCCTCCTCCAGAGTGCCGTTGTTGTTGTCGTCCCGGATCTTCACGGGGCCGTCGGTCGGCAGCAGCTCGCTGCGGGCGTTGGCCTGAAAGCGCAGGACGGCCTCAAGCAGGAGCGGGTGTCGGACTTTTGACATGCCCTCGACCGGGGCGCCGTCAGCCGAGCCCCCGAGGCCCGGTATCTCCAGCTTCAGGCCGAGTAGCTTGATGCCCTGCGCCCGGCCCTCGATCCAGTCGCGGCGGCTCTCGATGTCGTCCTCAATGCCCCGCAGCAGGTCGTCGGCGATGGAGCCGAGCGCGCCTTGGTCGATGTCCTCAACCAAGTTGTCGAACCATGCGCCCTTCGCCTTGCCGGGCTGATCGACGAGGCTCTTGCCGTCCATGGAGATTGAGATCGACCCGTCGTCGTGCTCAATGCGCAGGATCGGCTCGTTGTCGTTCAACTCCGGCGCCGGGCCGTCGTCCGCCTCGATGATCACGTCTGGCGCCATGGGAATGGCCGCGTCAGGCAGGCCGGGCAGGCGGATGTTCTGGGGCGCGAGGCCGGGCAAAGGCATGTTACGTTCCTTGAACTGGCGGCTCGGGCAATGCTTCCATCTCCGCGACGAAGCGGGCAATGCCTTGCTGTGCCGCGATTGTATCAGATTGGGCCATGATCTCATAGTGACGGACGAAGTCGTAGGGCGACTGGCCCCAGACCTCGACCCTGAAGTTCCCGATCCGCTTGGGCGTGTTGGGGGTGATGACATCGACGACGGCGCTGGCTTGGATCATGGGCTTGGCCTTTAGATTGGGTAGAGGGGTGCGGGGGCCGCACCGATGTGGCGGCGCCCGGCGTCGATCTCAGCCATACGCTCAGGCGCGCGGACGAGCAAGCCGGTCTCGCGCAGGTGGCGCAGGGCCATCGAGACGGTATCGACGAGATCGTCGTGCTTGCCCTTGGGGAAGACCTCGCACTGGCGGATGACCATGTCGGCCCATTGGCGGTCGGGGGCGAAGATCATGCCCTCGGAGAAAAGATGCTGGATGGAGTAGACGCGCGCCAACTTGTCGAGCGAGCCGGGGTTGATGAGCTGGACGGCGAACTCCTCGGCCCCGTACAGGCGCCGGATCTCTTGGGCGACGGACAGGCCGCTGGCCTTGGCCTCGACGAGCAGCTTGTCCACCTTGAACTTGCGGCAGGTGCTGGCGACCTTGGCCACCAGCTCGGACAGTTCAAGGTGCTCCTGCCAAGCGCCCATGAGGAAGACGCGGGGGACGGACTCGGGGTTGTGGTCGAGCATGTCGCGGATGCGGACGCCCTCGTCGAACTTGGCGGCCTCGTCCTCGACGCTCTTGAACCGGCCCCGTGGGCTGACGAAGTTGTCCGACCGGGCGGACGTTGCGATGTCGCCCGAGAAGACGCCCCAGACCGTCATGGCGCTGGGGTCGTTCTCGGTCTTGGACGTGTAGGCCGTGTCGATGGACGCGATGATGTAGTCGAAGGCGGGGTAGCCCTCCTCCATCCACGTCTCCCACCACTGGCCCTTGATGACGCCGCCGCCCCGGGGCGTGGGCTCCTGCTGGAATTGGCCAGCCGTGGCGTAGGGGCCCATGACCTTGCTGTCGCGGTCCACGACCTCCTGCGGGAAGCGGGCGGGGAAGAGCAGCTCGCCGTCCTCCTCGCGGGGGTCCACGATGCCCAGCTTGGTCGGGTAGACGCGGGACTTGTCGAGCATCATGGGCAACATGACGTGATCGTAGCCGAGGCGCTTGTCGAGGATGACGCCTGAAACGTCAGCCTCATGGAGCCGCTGCATGATGGTAATAATAGCCGAGCTGTCGGGGTTGTTGAGGCGGGTAGGGACCGCCTCAAGGAACCACTGGACCGTGCTCTCGCGCTGGGCGTCGGAGTTGGCGCCATCGACGCTGTGCGGGTCGTCGATGATCACGCGGTCGCCTCGGGCGCCGGTGATCGAACCGGCGGCTGCGGCCTGCCTGAAGCCTGTCGCCGTGTTCTCGAACTTGGTCTTCTGGTTCTGGTCGCCGGTGAGCGTGACGCGGTCGCCCCAGCGTTTCTGATACCACTCGGACGTGACGAGGCGGCGCATCCGCAGGCCGTCGCGGATGGACAGGTCGAGGCTGTGCGAGGCGCAGACGTAGCGCAGGTGGGGCATGTTGCGCGGCCCCCATTCCCACGCGGGCCAGAAGACGCCGCAGAGCAGGGACTTCATGGTGCCGGGCGGGACGTTGATCAGCAGGCGGTTGTACAGCTCGCCATTATCCAACTCGACGCCGTCCGTGATGGCTTCAAGGTGGGCACAAATGAAATCTATATGCCAACCATGTTGGTACTTTTGACCGGGCTCAATGACGGCCCAAGCCTGACGCACGAAGGCGGCAAGGCTCTCCTCCGCATCGACGAGGTCAAGCTCGTAGAGCGTCTGGTCGATGTCGATCTTCTGATCGCCATATGTAATGTATCTGGCCATCAGCAGCTCAGCCCGACGCGGTCAACGAGGTACGAGTTGCCGTCCTCGTCGTAGACTTCGAACAGGGTCATGACCTCAATGTGATCCTCCTGCGAACTGAACACGAGCGTACCATCAGGTGCCTCGTAGCAGTAGCCCTCGTCGCAACTGTCCAGCTCGGGGCGGCGCAGCCAGCCGTAGGTCCAGTGGGGGCCGCAGGATTGATATGGCTTCAAAGTTTCCTCCCCATGGTGACGTTCGCCTGAGCCCGAACTTCCTGATTGCGCCAAGACCAGCACTCGCCAGTGTCCTGAAACACGACCCAGACGAGATCGTGCTCGGCGCCATAATCAATGAGGACGTGCGCGAGGCCCGGCCCCTTGGGCGTCGTGACCGGCAGCGGCGGGTCGAGCCGAAGCATTACCGCTCACCCGGGTCGTGCTCGATTGTTTTCCCGGCGCTCATCAGCGCCATGCGCAGGGCGTCACGGCTGTCAGCGTCGAGCTGACGAACGTCAACGGCGCTGTTCGTGACGATGGTGATTTGCGGCGCGTCGTCGCGCTTCTCGCTGTAATCGTTCTTAAAACGGGCCGTGACTGACTTGGTCCAGACGGCGGCGTTGAACTTGTCCGCGATCATCCCAGACTTGCCAGCCTTCTCCCACCAAGCCTGCTCGTGGACCTTCGCGCGCGTTAAAGCTGTGCGAAAATCTTCGTGCTCGTCTGTCCACCTGATCAAAGTAGCCCGATCAACATCAAGCTCCGACGCGATCTCCGCAGGCGAGCAGCCCTTGCGTCCAAGCTCGATAACCTTCTCGCAATACTCGGGACGGTACAGCGACGGGCGCCCAACAGGTCGCTTTTCTTTTGAGGCAATCGCCTTCTTAACAGCCATGTTCAAGCCCCTCACATTCGCATCAAAGATAATCCCTCTCTGATGAAAGGACAATGACCCCCAGAATTGCGGGCAGAACGTCCCACTGAAATTATTTTTGAAAAAAGTTATCCACAGGGCTCAAACCCACTTTACAGGCGAAATATCTTCGTTTACAAGATTAATCACGGTCGCTGATGACCTGACTGATTGATATGGAGATGAACATGACCAACGCTTTCGCCAACCAGATCAGCTACTCCGATGTCACCCCCTTCGAGGTCGTGCGCCACGTCAGCGGCAAGACCGTAGACATCCGCGAAATGGACGCGGTGCGCTCCAACCCCGAGAACAAGCTGGGCTTCATCCCCGGTGGCTTCTGCGGTGAATGCACCAAGCAGCACGAGCAAGAGTGGACGATCACCAGCAACCCCGAGAACCGGGTTGTCCGCATCCGCCTTGGGCGCAAGGGATGGCGGGATGCTTGGGGCAACCGCTACGACATGTGCAATCAGCCCCGCCGCTTCTACGATTACAATTTCTGATCTCAGAGGGGGGAATTACCCCCCTCTATTTCCCCCTAAAAAAAGTTATCCACAGGGGCCAACAGGACTAGACAAGCGAAATATCTTCGCCTAATCTGTTTCTACGGTCACAGACCGAATCACTTAACCAGATGGAGATCGACATGGAAATCCGCTTCTTCGCCCTCAACGAGTACACCCCCTCCCTGAGCATCGTCTGCGGCGGCGAGGGCCTCTGGGACCAGATGTGCGAGGCGATTGCTGACCACGTCCTCGGCGCCGACCCCTACTCCGAGACCGCCGCCCGCGACCTGATTGACCTCGTCGAGATGGAGAGCACGGACGGCGCCGAGTACGTCGAGGCCATCTACCTCAACGGCAAGCTTGTCGGCTCGGTCGGCGCCCCCTTCTGGTACGCCCCCAGCGAGTACATCAAGCTCTGAACCCAAATTATGGAGATCGACATGACCACCAACTACAAAATCATCGTAAGCTTCAACGTCCACTCCCCCCACAAGAGCTGGGACTGGTGCGCGGTCACCGACGACTATGACGGGCAGGAGGACGATCCGATTGGCTACGGCGCCACGGCGCTGGAGGCCATCGAGATCCTGATGGATCAATTAAATGACCGGGAGGCGAAATAATTTCACAAACCCAGTTGACAGGCGAAACGCTTTCGCGGTATTGAATAACTACGGTCGAGATAGAGACCGGAACGAACCAGATGGAGATTGACATGACCGCTTCCAACATCGCCACCCTCGTAGACGACGCCGCCGTTCTCAACAACGAGATCAAGATCCTGACTGCCAAGCTTGACGCCATCAAAGAGCAGTTCAAACAGGTTGGCGTGGGCGAATACGAAGGCCACCTCGCCACCATCACCATCCGCCAGAACAAGGACACCGAGGGATTTGACTACAAGAAAGCCTTCGAACATGTGTCCGAGCACATTTCTTCGCAGCTTCTGACCGCCACCAAAAAGAAGTTCGCCACGGTCAAGGCTGGCGCCAAAGTCATGAACATCGACCTGAAACTGGCGGTTGCCGCCTAATCATCCCGAGGGGGGAAATACCCCCCTCAATTTCCCACACCCACCAAATGGAGATCGACATGCACAAGCTCATCGACGCCTACCGCAAGGACCCCACGGACATGAACGCCCTCAAGCTGGCGCATCACGCCAAAAAGCACCCCATGAGCATCTGCCTCCTGAGCGTGGCCGACGCCGCCCTGATCGGCAAGGCCCGGGAGCAGCTTGCGCCCCACGTCGAGAAGCTGAACGCCATCGTGATCGGGGAGTTCATCTAATGCCCCACCCCGTCCACACCTCGCTCAATAGAGACGGCACCTTCTCCGTCTACTACTTCGACCGTCTGATAGGATACCTCGCCAAGGGCTCCATGAGGGCCAAGGGCAGGCCCATCTGGCGGGCGCTATCCGTCCACGGGGATTTGCGCCACGCCCACTCACAAGCCTCCGCACGGGCCGCGCTGCTGGAGATGAGCCATTGAGCGCCTACTACAACGAGATAGACCCCTACGCAGCCCAGTGGCTGCGTAACCTCATCAAGGAAGGATTGATTGCAGATGGCGAGGTCGATACCCGGTCAATTGTCGATGTTCAGCCTCTGGACCTTAGAGGCTTCACCCAGTGCCACTTCTTCGCCGGAATCGGCGGGTGGAGCCACGCCCTCCGCCTCGCCGGGTGGCCCGACGACCGGCCTGTGTGGACTGGCTCATGCCCCTGCCAGCCGTTCTCGGTCGCAGGCAAAGGCGCCGGAGTTGATGACGCCCGACACCTCTGGCCCCACTTCCACCGCCTCATTCAGGCATGCCGACCCCCTGTCGTCATGGGGGAGCAAGTTGCGGGAAAGGCTGGGTACGGATGGTTCGATGGAGTTCGAGCTGATCTGGAAGGAACTGGCTACTCCAGCCGGGCGGCAGATATTCCGGCTCTCGCGGTCAACGCCCCGCACATTCGCCAGCGGCTCTACTGGGTCGCATGCGACGTGGCCAACGCCAACGACGCGCGATTCCAAGGGACAGAGCGGCGCCGGTCGGCAGGAGCGGAAGGGGAACCCGCTGGACACCCTACCGAACGCGATAGCGGCGACATGGCCGACGCCTCGGACAACGGACCAAGCTTCGGGCCGCATCCTGACGCCGGACGGACAGAGGACGAACGCCGCAGGGACGATGACCTTCGGAGCGAACATCTCGGATCTGGTTCATCTGTACGCGACATGGCCCACCCCCACCAAGGCGGACGGGGACGGCGGCCACGGGATGGGGACGGCGAGCGTGACGGGCAAACGGGAGAACGGGACGAAAATCACGGTCTCTTTGCCGGGTGTGGTGAAGATCGTTGGGATTTGGCCGACTTGCACCAAAGCAGACAGTTGGAACCCATCGACAATGGAGAGCGCGCAGCGGGAGTGGGATCACAGCAACCTCCGGGGGATAGCGGCAGTGACCACATGGCCAACGCCAACGTCTCAGGACTGCGCCAGAGGGGTGGGGACCATCCGCCCGCAGGACACGGGCATCCCGCTGCCCCAGAGGGTCGCTCAGGTCATTGGGACGACCACGTCTGGCTCGCCGGATCAGACGGCAAAGCCCGGCGCGTTGAACCCTCAATTCCCCTGCTGGCTCATGGGGTATCCAACCGAGTGGGACGCCTGCGCGCCTACGGCAACGCCATCGTCCCGCAAGTCGCGGCAGAAGTGATCAAAGCATTTATGGAGACCGAAGCATGACACCCGCCGCCTTCAGGGAACTCACCAAAGACCTCGGCTTCACCACCGGCGACGTGGCCGTCCTGATGGGGGTGACGCGCCGGACGCCCCAGCTCTGGCTCACTGGCCACTCCCCCATCCCCCAGTCCGTCTCCATCTTGCTGCGGGCCATCAAGGACGGCCTGATCCCGCTGGAGTGGGTTGAGGATAGGATACTTGAGACACTCAAGGTATGAACTAATCAAGATCGCCTGACGCCCGAGGGGGTGTGTCAGGCATAGGGGGCCGGGGGCTGGTTCAGCGTACCCCGGCCCTTTTTCGTCAGTGGCGCATGTCCGGGAATGTCCAAATAGGCTTGACCTTGCGCCCAGCGGGCGTGAAGTAGGCCCGGCCCTCCTCCACAAGCTCATCCACGGCGTCCCACACGTCCTCCTCGGGATTCGAGAAGTGCATGGTGAGCCACGCCGTTTCAAATCCCCCCTCCCGCCACAGGAGGTTCCAGACCCGGTCGGCGAGGGTTTTTTCCTCCATTTGGAAGTCGGGGTCGAGAATGTCGTACTTGGTCTGGGTCATGCTTATTACTCCTTTGGTCCTTCGGGCAGCGGCATCCAATGCGTCGGCTCGGGCAGGAACAGATCCTCGGTGTCGTGTGTTGAGCCCCACCGCTCGACAACGACGCACCAGTCCACGATCATGCACTCGGTCCCCCACCAGCCGAGGACGGGGGTGCCGTCCCTCGGCGCCGTCGCAATTGGGCGCCACGGGCTTCCAGCGTAGCGGCGCTCGTCCGCCACCATCTGGGTGAGGGCGGCGTACACCTCGCGCTCGGCGTCTTCGGGAATATCGGTTGGGATGATCTCACGCGGCGTCATTAGCGACTTCCCTGATTTTGCTAAGTTCAAGTATGTCGTTAATTTTACTTTCAATCAGTTCACACAACTCTGGCCTGTTGGCGCGCATGACCGAAAAATCTCTCCCAAAGAAAGACCCCTCCGCTATCTTGAATGAGAACCAATAGTTTGCCTTGTTCTTTGCCCGGCCATCCGCCGCGATCTTCAAATTCAAAAATCCCTTTTCGTGAAGCCTGTACAAGATCACCCAATTAACCTCTTCAAATTCACACCGTTCACCAAACGCCAACCAACCATTCTTTGGTTCCGAGTTGCCCTGCCATGTCTTTCCCATTTTCAATCTCCGTGCTTGGCCTAGTTCCTAAACCCTATAGTATTTGCCCCTCATCATCAACCCCTGCGCCCGCCGTTCGTACCGGTTCCAGCTCGCGGGCGTACCCGACCGTACCGGAACGTACTGCCCCCCCGTAAGGGGGGTGCAGTCTACCGTGCCCGGTACGTCCCGGTACGATCAGGTACGCCCTTGCGACCCTTTGCCCGTACCGTACCAAGGTACGCTAAAGTACGGTACGGTACGCCGGTACGCCAACGTACCAACCGTACCAGTACGGTAAAAGTACGGTACGGTACGGTTGAGCATAGCAATTACCTTTTATCCTTCTCAAACATCATCGCCATTGAATGAACATCGTTACTCACCACCCACCCATTACCAAAGGGGCTGATGATCTCCGCGATCAGAAGCGCCCCGATAAGCTGGTCAGCGGACCCCGGCTTGAGCTTCTTGTCCGCCGTGGCCTCGGTACACCCGTCTTCCATGAGCTTGGCCCGGAGCGCCGCGCGGGTGAGGTATGGCATGCCATTACGGTCCTCGGCCCCGGAGGCGTACCAAGCCGCCTCGAACTGCTTGCGCAGCGTGTCCACCTTGTTCTCCTTCTTGGGCGCCACGGGGGCCTCCACGAGGCTTACAACCGCGCTCGTGACGGGCTGCCCGTCCTCGTCGAGCCATCCGGGGATTGTGACCGAGGTCAGCTCCGCCCAGACGGGCTCGGCCAGCTCCGCGTCCTTGGACTTGCGCTGGACGATCTGGATCGGCCCACCATCCTTGCCGGGGACAATACTGATCTCGATGTCGAGGGCGCCCCGCCACGCGGATGACCCGCGCGCCCGGTGCTGGGCCTCGTCGCTGACGCCGGTGTGGTGGACGAGCAGGACTGAGCAGTTGAACTCCGCCATGAGGGCCCCGCAGGCGTCGAGCATGGTCTTTGCGTCTTGGGCGGAATTTTCGTCCCCCAAAAGAAATCTGTGGAGAGTATCGACGACGATGAGGCTGGGCCGCTTGGGCAGGGCCCGGACGTTGTCCACGACCCGCATGTAGCCTGCGGGGGTGTTGAGGTCGCACCCGTCGCGGGAGAGCCACATGGACAGGGGCCCGGCGCTGTTGTGGACCTTCCAAGCCGCCACGCGGCCCCGGAGGCCGTGGTGTCCCTCGCCCGCCAGATAGACCACCGTGCCCGGGCGGACCTTGAGGCTGGCCCACTCGGGGACGGCCCCGGCCATGCGCAGGCACCAGTCGAGGACGACGAAGGTTTTGCCGCCCCCGGAGGGGCCGTGGACCATGACGAGGGCCTTGTCCTGCACCCACCGCTTGACGAGCCACGAGATGGGCGCGGGCTGGGCGCAGAAGTCGTCAGCGGGGACGAGCCAGTCGTCCTTGGGCGGGGAGAGGAGGGCGGCAAGGTCGTGCCCGGCCTGAACATAGTCATTCGCGTCACCGGGCTCGGGGGGCATGACCATGCGGGCTCCGAACTTGGCCGAGGCCTGCTCGGCGTAACGCTGGCCGACGCCGGAGGCGTCATGGTCCGCCACGACGACGATGTCTTGGGCGGCGCCGTGGATCTCGCGCAGGATCCCGGTGACGGGGACGAGGTTGGAGGCCGAGTAAGCGACGACGCAGGGGCGGTTTGTGACTTCGTGAATGGTCGCGGCGGTGGCGAAGCCCTCGGCGACGTAGAGGGTGCCGGGGTCATCGTTGGCCCCGACTTGCCAGAAGCGGGAGCCGGTCTGGGCGCCGGAGTGGTAGAGTTTGCCGCCGTCTGCGGCGATGTATTGGAGGGAAGAGAGATTGCCTTCTTGATCGTAGAGGGGAACAACGAGGCGCCCGTCACCAGTTACGCGGGCCCCGTGGGTCTTGATGCCCTTGGCCTTGAGGTATGGATGGTCTGGACTGGCGGCGCCGCAATCAACCCAGATCTTTTCGACCGTGTCGGTGGCTATTTCCTGCTTCTTGGCCGCCTCGGCGTCGCGTAATGCTTTCGCCTCGGCCATGCGGCGGACGTGGGCCATTTCCTCGGTGTGGGTGAGCTTGCGGCCTATATCCGCCCGCCATGTGGACTCAATGCCTGACCGCCAGCACCCGAACCGACCGGCGGGGATGCCGTCGCCGAAGGCTAAATACCATCCCGGCTTGTCGCCATGACCGCCCGATCCCTTGGTCCCGGAAATAAATCTGTGGACTTTACCGTCCAGCAAAATTTCTTTTGGCGGGGTCAGGCCCGCAGCCATGATCGCATCGCGGAGCTGATCCTCGGGGGGAAGTGTATTTTCTGATGGGGGGGACCATTCACCGCCAAATATGGAAGTCAGATCAGCCATTGTTCAAGCCTTCCAAATAATTGCTCAAAGCCTTGAGGACTCTGTAGCTCGGGTTGGCGACCTTGTTATCCCGGACGCCCCTGATCGTATTGTAATGAATGTTCGTCGCCTCGGCGACCATACTGATTCGCCGGTCGCGTAGGGCAAGCCTGATCGCGTCTATTGTCATCATTTTTCATTTCCCTGTGGGTTTTTGATATTCTGATGTTGCAAAGTGACATGGGAGCCCCTAAGTTGCAAGTGTTGATCGACCGGATGGTCCGACCGATCAAGACAAAGGAGGCCACATTGGCCATTTCCGTTAAGACGACCGGCAGCCTATCTGCCAACGGCGTGAAGATGCTTGTCTACGGGCAAGCGGGCGCCGGTAAGACCAGCCTGATCCGCACACTGCCCGACCCCATCGTGCTGTCGGCGGAGGGCGGCCTGCTTTCCATTCAGGACGCGGACCTGCCCTATATTGAAATCGCCAGCATGGATGACCTCAAGGAGGCGTTCGAATGGATGTCCACACCGGAGGGCCTGAACTTCAAGAGCGTGGCGCTCGACAGCATCAGCGAGATAGCTGAAGTCGTCCTGAACCACGAGAAGAAGATCGCGAAAGACCCCCGGCAGGCATACGGCGCCATGCAGGAGCAGATGGCCGACATCATCCGCGCCTTCCGCGACTTGCCCGGGCGCCACGTCTACATGAGCGCCAAGCTGGAGAAGTCCACGGACGAGATGGGGCGGATCCTGTACGCGCCGTCCATGCCCGGCAACAAGACGGGCCAGAGCCTTCCATACTTCTTTGACGAGGTGCTGGCGCTGCGGGTCGAGAAGGACGCGGACGGCAACACCCAGCGCGCCATCATGTGTGACTCGGACGGGCTCTGGCTGGCCAAGGACCGCTCGGGCAAGCTCGGCGCTTGGGAGGCCCCTGACCTCGGCGAGATCATTGCAAAGATAGGGGGTGCGGCATGAGGCCGCAGCCTAAAAATCTTCAACAGCTTTCTTCGCAGTGGATTGAGGCGAAAGAGGCCGAGCGGGAGGCCACTGAAAAACGGCGTCTGATTGAAGATGAGATGATCCGTTTGTTGGAAGTGCAACCGAATGACGAACACACCCGCAAGGTGGAGGCTGATCCCTTCACCATCAAGATTGCCTGCCGCGTCAACCGCAAGGTTGATGGGGACTTGGCGCAAGAGATCGCGGCGGAACACGACATGCAGGACTATCTCGGCCTGTTGTTTCGTTGGAAGCCCGAACTCAGCAAGACCGCGTGGGACGGCGTTGGAGACAACGTGAAGCAAGTCTTCGCCCGCGCAATCACTGCAACCCCCGGGCGTCCTTCTTTCACGATCACGCTGGAATCCCCTATCTCAAACATGAAGGCAAAGTGAAATGGCAACTCTTGGTGAAACTTTTGACGTCTCCTCCCTCCCGCAGGGCAACACTGGCAGCTATGACCCGCTGCCGCCCGGCTGGTACTCGGCCACGATGGCGAATGCTGAACTGAAGGCGACGAAGACTGGCACCGGCCAGTATATCGCCATCCGCTATGACATCACCGGCCCGACCCATCAGGGGCGCGTGGTGTTTGGCAACATCAACATCCGCAACCAATCCCCGAAGGCTGAGGAGATTGGGCGCCAGCAGCTTGGCGACATCTGCCGGGCGATTGGTCTGGCGAAGGTGAGCGACACTGACCAGCTTGTCGGCAACAGCCTGATGATTAAGTTGGACGTGGAGAGGTCGGCTGAGTACGGCGACAAGAACCAAGTGAAGGGTTTCAAGCCCATTGCTGGCGGTGCGCCTCCCCGCGTTGCGGCTCCTGTTGCGGCGGCGCCTGCCGCCACCACCAAGGCTGCGCCCCCTTGGGCGAAGAAGTAAGGCTAATGACCGGGGCGGAAGCGCCCCGGTCTATTCAACTCAGAAGGAGGGTATGATGGATCTCAATATCTCACCGCGTCTAACTCTTGATTATGATCTTGTAAATTGCCCCTATTGTGGAGGAGGGAGTTTGCATCATTCAGTTGTAGATGTTTTTGAAAGAGGGGAAGATGAGCCAGAACATACGAAGGTTCATGTAGATGGAAGTAATGTAATTATTTCCAGAGGCAAGAATGGAAATCCTTCTCTTAGGCGTGATGGTCTTAGCATTTTTTTCTGGTGTGAAACTTGCGAGAACCATCCAAAATTAAACATTTATCAGCATAAAGGCAGCACCTACATTCAGTGGGGGAATAAATGAAAATTCCTGACCGCGAAAACACCATTGAGAACCTGATCGACAAGAGCCACGAGAACAGGCCCAGCAAGCCGCGCCCGCACATGGGCGCCTCGATGCTTGGGAGCGCCTGCGAGCGTTGGATGTGGCTTTCGTTTCGCTGGGCGGTGCAGCCAAAGTTTCCGGGACGCATCCTGCGCCTGTTTCGCCGGGGGCATCAGGAAGAAGAGAACATCATCAAAGACCTTCGCGCTATTGGCGTCATGGTGAAGCCTGTGAACACGCAGGACGGCGTTAATTTTGGATGCCACGTCTCTGGCAGCATCGACGCTGTCATTGAGGGCGGTGTGCCAGAAGCCCCGCACAAGCGGCACATCGGCGAGTTTAAGACGCACTCATTGAAATCATTTAACGACGTGGAGGCGAAGGGTGTCCAAAAATCAAAGCCTGAACATTACGCTCAAATGCAGATCTACATGCACGGGACCGGGATTGACCGTGCGTTATATGTGGCGGTTTGCAAGGACAACGACCGCATCTACACCGAGCGGGTTCGGTATGACAAGGAGGTGGCGGAAAAGCTGGTCGCGCGTGGTCAACGTGTGGCGCTGTCTGAGCGCATGCCGCCGCCTATATCAACTGACCCGTCATGGTTTCAGTGTAAATTCTGCGATGCGCATTCTTTCTGCCACGAGACGCAGTTAACCCAGCACGTCAATTGCAGGACATGCGCGCACTCGACGCCGACACCTAACAGCACATGGGTTTGCGAACGCCACGAGGCTGAGATTGCGATTGAGTACCAGTATCAGGGGTGCGAGGCGCATACGCTGCATCCTGATCTTGTGCCGTGGCACATGTTTGACGGTAGCGACTGGATCGCGGTTTACGAAGTTAACGGGAAGAAAGTCAGGAATGGCGAGGGTGAAACCAGCAGCCAAGAACTGATCGACAACGCCGAAGGCTGCACGAAGCCTATTGTTGAGAAGGTGAAGAATATATGGCCCGGCGCCAAGGTGGTGAAATATGACCCAACTTCGTGACTATCAACGCAAAGCCATCAACGACCTCTACGACTGGTTCTCTGGTAGCAACGCAGGCAACCCTTGCGTTGTCATGCCGACTGGCTCAGGCAAGAGCCACATCGTGGCGGCGCTCTGTAAGGAGGCCCTGCAAGCGTGGCCTGACCAACAGATCCTGATGCTGACCCATGTGAAGGAACTGATTGAGCAGAACGCCGAGAAGCTTCGCCAGCACTGGCCCAATGCGCCTATGGGGATCTACTCGGCCAGCATTGGCCAGAAGCATCTTGGCGAGCCCATTACGTTTGCGGGCATCCAGTCGATTGGGAAGAAGTCAAAGGAGGTTGGCCACGTTGATTTGGTGATTATTGACGAGTGTCACTTGGTCAATCATCGAGAGACTGGCGAGTACCGGACATTTATTGATGAACTGACAAAGATCAATTTGGCGCTGCGGGTGGTAGGGTTAACCGCCACGCCTTTCCGTTTGGGGCACGGCTACATCACAGACAAGCCCGCCATGTTTGACGCCCTGCTGACGCCGGTCAGCATTGAGGAGCTTATCTACAAGGGCTTTCTAGCCCCCCTGCGCAGCAAGCACACAACTGAAAAGTTGGACGTGTCTGGCGTTAAAAAACGCGGCGGCGAGTATATTGAGAGCGAGTTGCAGGCGGCGGTGGATACCGACGAAAAGAACCGGGCGGTGGTGGACGAGGTCATAAGCATGGCCGGTGATCGCAAGGCTTGGTTGTTCTTCTGCACTGGCGTGGCTCACGCTCGCCATGTGGCCAAGGTGCTGATTGAAAAGGGCATTCCTGCGGCTTGCGTGACGGGCGAAACGCCCAAGAAGGAGCGGGAGCAGATATTGGCGGATTTCAAAGCGGGGCGGCTGCGGGCGCTCACCAACGCCAATGTGCTAACGACGGGGTTTGACTACCCCGACATTGATTTGATCGCCATGATGAGGCCCACACTGAGCCCCAGTCTGTATGTGCAGATGGCGGGTCGGGGGATGCGCCCGAAGTCGCACACGGATCACTGCATGGTGTTGGACTTTGCGGGCGTTGTATCTACGCATGGGCCTATAACAGCGGTTCAGCCGCCCAAGAAGCCCAAGCCGGGGCAGGAGGGTGAGGCGCCGGTAAAGGCCTGCCCTGAGTGCCACGAACTTGTTCACCCTCGCGTAGAGATTTGCCCTTGCTGCGGATTTCAATTTCCAATTGCGCAGAAGAAATTGAAGCTTCACCATGACGACATCATGGGTTTGGACGGCAGCAAGATGGAAGTGAAAGATTGGCGCTGGCGCAAGCACATAAGCCGCACCAGCGGCAAGGAAATGCTGGCGGTGTCGTACTATGGCGGCCTGTCGGACCCGGCGATTGTGGAGTATTTCCCGGTGACGCACGAGGGGTATGCAGGGGAGAAAGCAAGGAGAAATGTTTATATGATTATGTCTTCATCTGATGTTCGCGTTGAACATTTAAACGGGCCTATAGAAGAAAACCTTGATCAAATATCTAATATAATAAATGATAACTCATCTCCACCAACCACCATCGAATACAAAAAAGACGGAAAGTTCTTCCGCGTCATGAAAAGGAGCTGGGTATGAGGCACGACAAGCCAGAAGAATTAGCGGCGCATGAGAAGATGATGAAGGAGTTGTTTGCCAAGGGGCCGCCCCGGTTCTGCTACAACTGCATGAACTACAGCGGGTCTGGGCGCTGCGGCGTGTTTGACATGGAGCCGCCCGAGGAGTTCACTCAGGTGGCAAATCAATGCGATGAGTGGACTATGGAGCCGCCGTTTTGAAGAAAAGATTGGTGACAGACCGGATGGCTGGGGAGCGCATCCCAACTGAACATGAAGAGCAGCGCGAGCTGGTTAAGTGGTTCCGTCAAAGTTTTGACGGTGTCAGAATATTTGCAATCCCCAATGGCGGCGCCCGCACTATCACTACGGCGGCCAAGTTGAAGGTTGAGGGCGTCAGTGCTGGCGTCCCCGACCTTTATATCCCCGCATGGAAGATCTGGATTGAGATGAAGCGCGTGAAGGGCGGCGTTGTAGATAAAGCTCAGAAAGATTGGCACGACTACTTGACGGCGATTGGCGATAGGGTCATCGTGTGTCGTGGCGCTGATGAAGCGAAGCGCATGATAAGCATGATTGAAATGGAGATAACAGGTAAATGAAGTTTCTCATCACCATGAATATGCCTTCTTATAAGGGTGGCCCCATCCACCAGATCATCTGCGAGTACCCGGCAACGGGGCTGGCCGACTTCTGTGATGCGTTGGAACGGCGTGAGTTTACTATTGTTGAAGAGTTCTACAAAAACAGCGAGACGGTCCTCGGTGTTGATCCCTACTATTCGGTGGGACTGACCGGCATCAACTACCGTTACGTTGGAAAGATAAAGGAGCTTGGTGGAGTCACCAGCGCACATAAAAACATGAAGAAGGAGTATTGATATGAACCACACCGACATCCTCACCCAGTCCGTCCTCACGCTCCGCGACCGTGACACGCAGTACGGCAGCATGCAGGAGACAATGACCCGCGCCTGCCAACTCTTTGAAATGATCACTGGCAGCCCCCTGAGTCCCTACCACGCCAACATCTTCATGCACGCTTTGAAGCTGGCGCGCGTCAGGTCATCGCCCGGAAAGCTAGACAACTACATCGACGGCATCAACTACCTTGCCTTCGCCGGTGAGTTCGCCGTGCCTCCGGGCGGGGCCGAGGCCCTTGTCAACGCCGGGATGCGCGACCTCGTCGAGCAGATGAACACGCAGGAGGGGTAAGCGTCCCAAATTAGTACAGCGTGCGGGTGCCTGCGTTAATGAAATGGCGACTTCTCTGCCCCAGAGTGGGGAAGTCGCCAACATTGATATGGAGATTGAGATGGCCCGCATACAGGACAAGTTGAGGAAGACGAACCTCTTCATCGACCCCGCCTACCCCGTCAGCAAGCATGTGCTGATCAACCCGGACGGCATCGAAGCCGCCGACTACATTGACAACCTCATCCAGAAACTGAGCCACATCGCTCACCTCGCGCTCAACAACATTGACGACGAAGAGGTGAAGAAAGAGATCTGGCA